ATAAATAGGATGATAATACTTGTATATTTGAATGCCTATACCAAAGTTAAGTAGAGGATTTTTGGATGCGAGTTTAACACTTAAAACAAATCCTTTAAGTAAAGATGTAGTCACTTTAAGAAATCAAGTTGCAATTTCAAGATCAGTTCGTAACTTAGTACTTACATTTACTGGTGAAAGATTTTTTCAACCTGATCTTGGGTGTCAAGTATATCGTCTTTTATTTGAGAATATTACCGAAATTATTGCTGACCAAATTAAAGATGAAATTAGTAGAACCATTGCTCGTTATGAACCAAGAGTTGAATTAGTAAGGAATGGTGTTTCTGTAAATCCTGATTATGAAGGTAATGCATATAATGTAACAATTAAATATAATATTATTGGAGTTGAAGTAACTCCTGAAGAATTATCATTTGTACTACAATCAACAAGATAAATGGCTGCTATTACGCAATTTGCAAATCTAGACTTTGAAGATATCAAATCTTCGATTAAAGATTACATTCGTGCCAATACCAATTTCACGGATTACGATTACGAGGGATCAACATTATCTCTCATCATTGACATGCTTGCGTATAACACCTATGTGGCGTCCTACAACGCAAACATGGTGTCTAATGAGGTATTCATAGATGGTGCCACTCTAAGAGAGAATGTAGTGTCTCTGGCTCGCAATATAGGTTATCTACCACGATCCAAGACATCAGCAAGAGCAAAAATACGATTCTCAGTATCAACAAGAGATTTTCCTAACCAACCACGATCTGTAACATTAAGAAAAGGATCTGCTGTTCTTGCCTCTGCAGAATTTGCAGCACAAAGTTTTACCTTTACAGTTCCAGATAGTGTTACAGAACTTGTTTCTGATAACAAAGCATTATTTGATAACCTAGAAGTATTTGAGGGTGTCTTAGTTGAAGAAGAATTTACTGTTGATGATAGACAAGTTAGTCAAAGATTTATCTTAGGTAATGTTGGTATTGATTATGCAACATTAAGAGTTCGTGTAAAAGAAAGTAGTGTTGTTACTGATTCCGCACCATACCAATTATCAGATTCCATTTTTGATATAGATGGAGATTCTACAGTATACTTTATCCAAGAAATTGAAGATGAACGATATGAATTGATTTTTGGTGATGGTGTCTTTGGAAGAAAACTATCAAATGGTAATGTCATTCAAGTTAGTTACCTTGTTACTAATGGAGATGTTGCTAATACTTTATCCAATTTCAAATTTATTGGAAACCTAACAACAAATAATGGAGATATTGTTTCCAGAGATATATCAAAAGTTCAGACATTAGAACCTTCTATTGGTGGTTCTAAGATTGAATCAACAACATCTATTAAGAATTATGCTGGAAGGATATATGCAGCACAGAATAGAGCAGTTACTGCTAATGATTTTAATGCAATTGTAAGAAAAATATACCCAGAAGCAGAATCATTAAACTCTTTTGGTGGTGAAGAACTTGATCCACCACAGTTTGGTAGAGTGTTTATTGCTATAAAACCAAAACGAGGTGTATTTTTATCATCCGCAATAAAAGATAATATTAAAAGAGAATTAAGAAAGTATTCTGTTGCAGGTATTGTACCAGAAATTATCTCTACAAAGTTCTTATTCATTGAATTAAAGAGTGTAATTTATTATAATCCAAATAAAGCAGTCTCTGCAGATATTGTTAGGTCTACACTTATTACGAATTTATCTGCATATGCAAACAGTGATGAACTAAATGCATATGGATCTAGATTTAAACATTCAAAACTTCTTTCAATAATAGATAACTCTGATAAATCGATTACTTCTAATGTAACAAACATCGAAATTCGTAGAGATATGAGGTGTGTTATTAACAGACTCGCAGAATATGAGTTATGTTTTGGAAATGCTTTTAATTCTGATGATTTTGAAGGTGGAAATATTAGGTCTACATCGTTTACAGTATCAGGAATAAATCATAGTGTTAACCTTACAGATCTTCCAGATGCTGATGATCCAGATGAGGGTGATATTGTTTTAATTAAAACACCATTAAATGGTGATAATGATGCAAGAGTTCGTGAAAACATAGTCAGACAGGTTGTTGGAAGAGTTAATTACAAGAAAGGAGAGATTCATATATTTGCAATAAATATAACATCTACTTCTCAACCACAGAATGTAATTCAAATATCAGCTACTCCATTATCAAATGATGTCATCGGTTTACAAGACTTATATTTACAACTTGATACTTCATTTAGTAGTCTTGATATGCTGGTAGACAATATTGAATCTGGTGCAGATCCTACTGGTTCTAGGTTCATATTCCCTGAAGAAACCAAATCCATAATTCGCAAATAGATTCACTGGTATCAAATGTCAAATCAAACTAGAATCAAGATCAGTCAGGTTCTGGAAGCACAAATTCCAGACTTTGTAAATGATGAGTTCCCATTATTTAAAGAATTTTTAACACAATATTTTGAATCACTTGAAAGTGATGGTGGTGCCTATAATCTTTTACAAAATATTGATAAGTATATTGATCTTGATACTCAACTTTTAACTCCTGAAAGTACAGAATCTTTAGAAAACTTTTTCATTGGTGATGATACTCTAGTAGTTGAAAGCACTGAAGGATTTCCTACTTCTTACGGATTGTTAAAAATTGGTGATGAAATCGTTACTTACAAATCTAAGACAGAAACAGAGTTCTTAGATTGTGTAAGAGGATTTTCTGGTGTTAGTGACTACGATAGCAGCTTAGTTTTCTCAAAAACAGGACCACAGAATCATTATAGGGGTGTTGTAACTAATTTAAGTTCAGTATTATTAAAAGAATTCTTTAGAAAGTTAAAATCTCAAATTGCACCAGGTTTTGAAGATATTGATTTAGATCAGTCTGTAGATAAAAGACTATTCTATAAGCAAACAAGAGATTTTTATAAGGCTAAAGGTTCTGATAAATCATTTGAAATATTATTTGGTGCATTGTATGGAACAAAAGTTGAGGTAATCAGACCATCTGATTATGTTTTTGAACCTTCTGCTTCTGGAACTAGAAGAACTTTAGATATAGTTCTGTCTACTTTTGATGATAGTATTGATTATACTGATATAATTCTTAATAGAACTCTTTTACAAAAAAATCGTGACAGTACATCTAATGCTGACACGGTATCTGCATTTGCTTCAATAACTCATGTTGAAAGATTTTTCAAAGGAAATAAATTTTATTATTTGGTAAGTTTAGATAATGATACAAGTAGAGACATATCTAGTTCTGGAACAGTTTTTGGTAAGTTTCAAACAACTCAAACAACCAGACTTACAGAATCCCACACTCAAAATTTAGATGGTACATTTAATGATTATCTATTTGTGGATTCCACAGTTGCATTTGAAGAAAATGACATATTAGATGTATATTTAGATACAGGAATATTAGAAATTGACTATAATGGTAAGTCAATTAATGAATTCTATAGTGTAAATGATGCGAACTTTACAATTCCAAGAGGAACTCTTGTTAGTACAAAGAAATATGCATATGTAGAACTTGAAGAAGATAATGTATATTTTAGAGTTACTAATGTTATAAGTGATATTACTTTTCCAGAAGGTGGAAATTTCAAAGAAGGTGATGTAATAAAGTATGATAGTTTAGGTTTACAAAATAAATCTACCAAACTTGATAATTGGAGATTTAATACTGCACCAAAATATAATATTGAATCAATTTCAGTCTTAAGTGAAGCTGAGCAAAAATATCAAATTAAATTTGCTGAAACATTTAATTTACAATTGAATGATATTTTCTTCTTAATTACTAGTTCTGAAGAAACATATAATGTCAGTGTTTCTTCTAGGGAAGGAGAAACTTCTTATGTAATCACATCAGAAACTGCTATTCCAGATTTTAATGCAACTGGTCGTACCTCATTATCACTAAAAACATATCCTAAAAAATTCTTTATTGAAAGAAAATTAAACAAAGCAAAGTTTAGGTTCTTCCCAGAAGCATCAAGTTTCTTATCAGATGTTCAGAACACATATAAATCTAGAACTCTACAGGATAATTGTTTTGTAATGAGTTCTTCATTACCAAACTATTCTAATGAAATATTACCTACAAACTTAAAGAAAGTAATTTTTACAATAAATGTTGCTGATGATGCAGTCAATGATACAGTTAATGTAGGACAAGATGCATCTCCTACTCAATCTGAAATAACTCATCCATTCTATACTGGTGATGCTATTGTATATCTTGAACCATTAGAGGATGAAGAGACAGGAGAAGTAAACACCAATAGATTAAACATAGACAATGGAAAATATTATGTAACAGTTCTTAATTCTAAAAATATAAAACTATCAAGAAGTTTAAGTGATTTGTATAATAAGATATATGTTAATATAACAGGTAATGTAACTGATAATACTTTCTTCTATGTTGATTATTTTGATATTCAAAAAATACTAGATGAAGATAATCCATTCAAATTATCCTCAAAAAGGTGTGTTAAATTATTGACAGAACCCATTGATGATACTTTTAGAGAAGAAACCGTTCCAGGAAAAACTGGAATGTTGAATAATGGAGTAGAAATTTTAAACTATAAATCAAAAACAAATTTGAGTTATGGTCCCATTACAAAAATAAATGTTTCAAATAGTGGTAATGGTGATTATGATGTTATTAATCCACCACTATTGAGTATTTTTGATGGTAATAATGCGGATGGAGTTAATAATGGGGGAATAGGTGCTACTGGTCATTTCAACCTTTTCGGATCTGTCAGAGATATTTTAGTTGTTAGTGGTGGATTTAATTATGAAACTAAACCACTTATAAGGGTTTATGGTGGAAATGGTACATTATGTAATGTCGAACCAATAATGGAGACATATCGGCATAATGTTCGGATTGAATCCGAAGATGGAGAAATGGTTGGCATATCTTCAAATCTATTAACTGCTGATGAAGATCATTTCTTTAAAACTGGAGAACCTGTTATATATCGATCTATTGGTGATGAACCTATTGTTGGATTAGAAGATTTACAAACATATTTTATTTCAGTCGTAGATGATAGAAGTTTTAGATTGCATAGCAGTGGTGAAGATGCAGTTGCATTTGAAAATCCAGTTAATATAACCGATTTTGGTGTTGGATATTCCATTGTAGAATCTGTAAATGACAGACAAAAACTCGCAAGAATAACCATTATTAAGTCTTCTGAAGATTTTTCAAATAGAAAAGTATTATTTAATGCAGAAAAATCTCCAAATTCAGTTGATTTTTACGAGAATACAATCAATATTAAAAATCATGGTTTTCAAAGTGGAGAATTAATTACATATGAATCTACAGATACACCAATTACTGGATTGACTAGTGCAGCATATTATTATGTAACAAAAATTGATGATGATTCATTCAAACTTTCAGAGTCTGATGTTGTTGATGGAGTTGATGGTTTACTTGAATATGGTGGTAAATTATTTTATGAGTCTGACGAATTTGTAAACCTATTTGCATTTGATGAAGGTTTAGACGAATCTGGAATTGGTGTCGGTGATCATATTTTCAGATATCCAGATATACAAGTAGCAATTCAGGAATCTGAAGATACTATTTCTATTCCACCTACAGTAATTCCAGTTGTCAGAGGATTTATTGATGATGTATTCTTAACTGATGCTGGTGTAGGTTATGGAGCTACAAACATATTTAATTACAAAAGATTACCAGTCATAACTGCTGAACCTGGAAAATTAGCATCAATAAAACCATATATCGTTGATGGTGAAATTAAACAAATTATTATTCAAAATGCTGGGCAAGGATATGTTTCTCAACCATATATTGGAATTGATAGTGAAGAGGGATTTGGTGCTGATTTAATTCCCATCATTAAAGATGGTAGATTAGACTCAGTTGTCGTTAAATCTGGAGGTTTTAATTATACCGATGACACTATACTTACAGTTAATCCTGCAGGTAAAGGAGCAAAATTTGAATCTGAAATTTTCTCATGGGTTGTAAATGAAGTTAGTAGATCTTTTGCAAGTAATCAAATCTACAGTGATGACGGATTCATCTATCAAGATTCTTTAGTTTCCGAATTAGATGCAGAAGATTATGGAATATTACAATATACTGTAACATATATTCCTAGGAAATTTAGAGAAACTATTTACAATGAGTCTACTGTAGATGGAAGAAAAATTTTCAATCCAGATTTAATAAAAGATAGTTTAGGTAGAGAAACTGAATCGAAGAATCATTCTCCATTGATTGGTTGGGCATATGATGGAAATCCAATTTATGGACCATACGGATTTGCAAGTGCTGATGGTACTGGTGGTGTAAAACGAATGATTTCTGGATACAAAAAGAGATCTCTAGCAAACAGACCTTCACTACTAATATATCCTCTAGGATTCTTCTGTAATGACTATGAGTGGACCACTGATGGAGATCTGGATGAATCTAACGGAAGATTCTGCATAACACCAGATTATCCAAATGGTGTGTATGCTTACTTTGCTACCATTGGAGAAAATTTGGTAGACTATGATAATTTTAAAGAACCCGTTTTCCCATATTTCATTGGTAATTCATTCAAATCTCCTCCGATTGAATTTAATTTCGAACCAGATATAAATCAGGAAAGTTTTACATCACCATCTAATATTTTAGAAGAAAAACTATCAGATAGTGATTTTCTTAGAAATGTCAGACCATATAATTTATCTTCCTCAAATGGATCATATGAGTATTTGTTCCAACCAAGTCAATTATCACCATTACAATCAATAATTGATAATACAGCAGTTGGTAAACTAAATGATCTAAACATACTATCTGGAGGAAAGGATTATAAAGTTGGAGATAGAATCGTCTTCAGTGCTAATGATAGTGAGAGAAGACCATTAGCTGAAGTTACTGGTATTGCAAATACTGAAGTAACAAATATTTCTGTTGCAACATCAGCAATTTCTAATGTTGAGTTTCTTCAAAATTATGGATCAAAAGATGCAGTCACTTATATTGGGTTTACAACTAGTCCACATAACATGACTAGTGGTCTTGCAAAAATCTATGATAGTGTAAGGAATGTTGAATTTGTATCAGATATTAAAGTAAAACCTAGTGAACTATCTTTAGGTATTGGAATTGGAACCACGGGACAGACCGGAATTGTTACATATATTTCAATATTTGGTAGTAAATTGTCTAAAATGTCTAATTTTAGAGAAAATGACATTTACACAATTGAATCTGATGGTTATAGAGAAGAAATAAAAATTCTTAATATAGAGGAAGATCTTAATAGAATAA